CGTTAGCCGCTGAACGGGCTCGAACATTATCCCGGAACCAAGCGGCGACCATGAGGTCGGATGCTTCCTCAGGCGATTCTCGGAACGCTCGATAAGCGGCGAGCGGTTCGCCGGGATAAGCGTCGAGGAGATAACCGCCGAGAACCTGATAAGACCCGAAGGAGGTTGACCGGATCGCCGTCGCGGCGTCGAGCTTCATCGCATGCTCTAACGCCTTGCGGCCGGTCTCCGATCGTTCGAGCGAGTAACCGCGAGAGCTTCGAGTATATGGAACCTTAGCGGCCAAGTCGGGACGCTTTCGGTGGAATAGGTGTGGCTCAAACCGAACCGCCGACGGCTTGCCGTTACTCTCGACCTTTCGAATAGCTCGAAGAACGTCGACCGGGATTCCGGCGCGCTCGGCAATTTCCTCCATCGAAAGGCCGGACGATTGAGGCCTAGCCACAGCCCCTCTCGTCGCCGGTCCGACGATCCCGTCCGGGTCGAGGTTGTTCGCCCGTTGAAACTCTACGGTAGCCGCGTGGGTTTTAGGTCCGAAGATCGGAGCCAATCCGGCTTTGAAATAGCCCTGCTCTTTTAGGACTTTTTGCCATTCGACGACCTCTTCGCCTTTTGATCCGACTCGTAACATTTAACCCCTTTTCCGAGCCGCTTCGCGTTGAGCATCGAGGACCGCATAATGCTGGCGCATTTCGCCGAGACCCGTGGTGACGTTATCGCGGACCGTTTCCATCTCGTTTTTGAGTTCGACCAAAATCAAGGCCGTCTCTTTCATTTGAGCCGTTACGCCTTGAAGGAGTTGGTCTCTTTCTGAGTTATAATTTTCGATGACGGAATCGTATCTCGATCGGAGTTCGGACTCTCGTCGGTCGCATCGCTCTTGCATATCTTCGACTTGTTTTTGAAATCTTAAAACTAGGTCGTCGAGCCTATGCTGCATTTTGACATATAGCCACGCGATAAACCCGGCCGCGAGTCCGAGACTTCCGAAATCAGTTAGTAGCGTTAATAGTTCCGGATCCATGAAGACACCTTATTTAAAAAAGGGCGGAACCTCAACGGGAGACGAACTCGGATAATATCGGGCCGAGAAAAGAAGCGACCCCGCAAACGCCGCCCATGACCCACGTCATTTTATCTAGTTTTTTTTCGATCTTCTTAAGGCGAGCGTCGGTCCCGTCGAGTCTCGTATGGGCTCGAACCACCTCGGTTTCTACGGTCGTTTGCATTTCTCGTTCTCCGCTTTTCGGTTTCCCTTCGCTAAAAAGCCAGAAAGAAACCAGTCGTAAGTCGTTGATAATACACTACTTTCAAAAGAAAAAGTTCTGAAGGTACTCGGTAGGGGTTTGCCTTGATCGAGCACACAGGCCAATCTGAGGCCTCTCAGGCCCTTTAGTCGATATCGTCGAATTTGGCTACCTTTCAGTCATAGGAAAGCGTCCGCCTTGGATATTCCCGGTCACGGTGACGGGCGTCGGAACTGTAAGATCGAAACTTACAACGTCTCCTCGATCGAGTCTAAGCGGGAAAGTATGAAGCCAAAGGCCGGCGAACGAAACGCCCGACGACGGGGTATAATATGAGGAGAGTCTCGTGACTCCTCCGACCTTGCAATCGAGTTGGGCTCCCGTAAGCGGTGAAGAAGCCGAGATGGTCATAGCGACGAAAGCGGAGAACTTATGAAAGCCTCCCTCGATCGCCGTAAAGGTTCCCGCGGCCGGATCGTAAGCCGAGCCGAAGTCGTAGACCTCGGCATCCCACTTAACGGTAACCGCCGATCCCGATAATATACTCTGAGGCGATGAATGCGCCGCTTCGAAAGCCTCGGTTATTACGTCGAGATGAATCCGGTCGACGAGGATCCGAGTCCCCGCTTTTTTCTGTATGATAACCTTGGCCCATCGGTCGCCCGCCGCGGTCGTCGCTATGCCTAGGTCCGTTTGAAAAGTATTGAGAGCCGCAACGGCTTGATTGATAACGGTCGAACTAGAGGTCGCCGTTCGATTCCCGTCGTAGAGTACAATCTCAACTTGGAGTTGATCCGTCGCGTGGTTCCCTTGCCAAACCGCCCGGGCCTCGTAAGTCCGACCGCCGATGACCGGCATCCACCATGAAGTGACCGCCGCGCCGACCGTGTTAAGTTCGAGCGACCGGTCCCCGGTTTGACTCGTCCCGTTAAAGTAAACGTCGCCTCCGGACGCGGCCGGTCCCCATGCTAGACTCCCGGCATCCCACGCCTCCGGGATTCCATGAACCCCCGCCGGATGAACGAGGAAGGCCGAGTTCTGAACCCCGGCTAAACTCGGCATGTTCGCTAACTGATTTGCTACGGCTATGCCGTTTACAACCGGAGCGTATTCCCCCCGGAATCCGAAGTCGGTCGGAGAATCTTCGACGCTTACGAGAGGAGGAAGAGCGCGACCGTTTCGGGCTTCCGACACAAGCCATTTCTGACGATGGCTCGCCGGCGTCTCTTTTAATTGTAGACTCGTTCGGCCCCGTCCCCCCTCAAAGGAGAGTTGAATCGAGAGGACGGCGAGCGTTTGGGGAGTGTCAAACATTCGCGTGTTCTCTTCGAACTTAAGACGATCCCCGACCTCGATCTCCCAATAAGGTAAGGACAAATCCATAAGGACTTGCGGTGTGCTCAAGTCGTTAAGGATAGCGTCGGCCATGGCGATAGCCTCGGCTTCCGTGTCGATATTCGGGCAAGCCGTGTCGGAGATTTCCATAAACCGACGACCGAAGTCGGAAATGCTTTGGGTATCGGTTCGCGTGATACTCGCCGGCGGAAAGATCGGGTTATCGTTCTCGTCGACCCCGGACGCTTCTCCGGTTGAGTCACGGTAGGCGACCCGGACGGCGTTCCTAACGTCAATTATATCTTTAGAGATCCCGTTAATTTGATCGTAATCCGAGACCGTTATAATGCCATCGAATCGAGTCGTCGTTCGTCCCGGGTCGTATAAAGTAAAACGCTCGGTTTGTGTGATAGGGTCGAAACGGTATTTCAGGTTCCACCCGATTTGATCGGCTAGGGTTTTGACCGCCGTCATAACGGGCTCTCGCCTTTGTCTGAACGCCCCGAAGTTCTGACCGGGAGATGTGGGAGTGTAGAGCGAGACGCCCGTGCTTTCGGCCGTGAGAATGGCCGCTATCGTGTTTTCGATCGACGCGTCTCCGGTCGTATTATAGTTCCGCTCGGATTCGATGTAGTCGTCGAGAAGAGCGGCCCCGAGATCCCGGGCCGAGACCTCGATCGTCTCGCCCGCCCACTGAACCGTGTCGATCTTTCCGGTAAAAATAAGAGCCCCGGGAGCCGCTAAATTATCGTCGACTCCCATCGGCTTTCGTCGGGCGTAAATGTAGACCGTAGCGCCAATGCCGAGGAACTCCGCGTAGGTCGACGAGGCCGGTCCCGGGTGTGTGATACTTGGCTGCGGGTTTTGATTGACCGGACTATCCTCCATGAGAGGAGCTAGACTGACTTCGAAAATACTCCTCTTGAGTCCGATCGTCGCCGTCGCCGCCGACTGATCCACACTATCGGAGATCGAGACCCGTTGAACGAAGTCGAAACCTTGACGCTGAAAAGCGGTTAGCTCGTAAGCGGTCCCCCCGCCCCAAGTCGGAGCGACGCTAACTTGGATTTCGGCGACGCCATGAGTCGCGCTTGTTGGATCATCCCATAGGACGCCCCGCCTCCAATTTTTGACGAGAGTCGTCGAGTCGACCGCCGCATTCTGGATATGGCACGAGCAAATTTCCCCGGTTAGATAACCCGCTTTCCCGTGTCCAAAAATCCAATAAGCGGAAGTCCCCGAGGTCGGCGGTTGAATGGTAGTTTGTACGTTATCGGCGACGCCGTTTAGATAGCTCGTAACCGTGAAAGTACCCGCTCCGTCGGAGGCCTTCGTGATCGCTATATGTTGCCAAACCCCGAGCCTTAATTTGGCGGTCGAGTTCTGAGAATAATCGGCCGCTCCCTCCCAAAACCAACGGAAAGTTAAGTCGCTGTTTACCTCAATCGAAAGTTGGGAGTGACCCGCGGCCGTCCCCGTCGTCCGGTCGCCA